GCGCGATCCCGACGACCTGCTCCGCGCCGTGATCGACGCGGCCACCGACTTCATCGCCGAGCTGCCCCCCGAACGTCGCAACGACCTCACCGACATCATGGAGACCGGCGTCGACCTCTGGGAGGCGATGGAAGCCCTGGGGATGGTGAAACTCGTCAGAGAGCACCAAAGCCACGCGGAGCCCTCGCGAAGCGAGGCACACCCCTCTCGTTGGGCCTCATCCTTCATCGAATACCTCATGAGACCGTCCGTAGCCCCAAGCCACACCGGAGGACGCAGTAAAGGCAAAAGGTCCAGCGGGAACACCATCAACAGCAGAAAGCAACCGATCAGTTGGAGCATGGGATCTCCCGATCGTAAGCCAGAGAGCAGATACGGACGGGCATGAGCACCACCGGTACCGGCGGACGCCCCTGGGACGGCGACGAGCCGAAGTCCGTCGTGGTCTCGTTCCGCATCACCGCCTCCGAAGAAGCCGCGCTCGGCGGCCTCGACATCGCGCAGATCATCCGCGTCGTCGCCCGCGATCGCTACGCTCGCGGCATCATCCATATTGCGCTCGAGGGTAAACCCGTGGTATAGTCGGCGTACAAGTAGACGCATCTTTTGTAAACAAAATAGTACGGACGTTCGATATACATCGGGCGTCTTTTCATATTCCGCCGACAGGTACGCCCACGCGCAGCCGCGCGAAGCGCGCGTATCATCTTCGGACCCTAGGGAGCAAGAACATGAGCCTCGGCCGATTCATCGGACGCCTGTTCAATCGCGAACCCAAGCCCAGGAACGTCTCTCACGCCGCCTTCACGGCCGAACACCAAGCCGACGAAGAGCCCACGCCCACCCGTTGCGGCAGCCCGATCGTCGCCCACGTCCACGCCGATGGAAGCGTCGACGTCGACCAAAGGGTCGCGGCCAAGGTCCGAGCGGCTCATCCCGCCCTCAAGCCGGCCGCCGCGGCGCGGAGCATCGCGCGCAGCGCGATCACACCCCCCTCGAAGAAGACCAAGCTTGTCGTCCAGCCCCGCAAGAAGACGGCCAAGAAGAAAGCACCGAAGCGGTAGAGGCGAGCCGCGCCATCCAGCGCGGAGAACGATATGGCTTCCCACAATTGGCTCGCGATCAGGACGTTCTACTTCTCGTCGTCGACGGTCTCGTATCGTCAATGCGCGGAGAAGTTTGGCGTCTCGACCCGAAGCATCGAAACGCGGGCATCAAAAGAGGGCTGGGTCGAGGAGCGCGGGCGGATGTTCGGTGCCGCTTCGGACAAACTTCGGGAGCTTGGGCAGATCGACGCGACGAGCAGCCTCTTCAAGCACACCATCATGTCGGCCGCGATGGTCGACCTCATCGTCGAGTCCATCCCCGAAGTCAAGACGATGAAGCCTGGTCGCTCGAAGGCCGAGACGATCAAAGTCCTGGCCGACGCGATGGACAAGGTCGGCCGCTTCGACCGGATCGCCCGCGGCATCGACGACGGCGAGGCAAGCGCACCGGACGACAAGGCCGACGACGGCAACGGCGTCCGCATCATCCGCACGATCGTCCCGGCACCCGTCGCGCTCAATGCGTGACATCCACGTCCTCTCGAACACCTGGGCCGCCGAGTTCCATGCCTGCACCGAGAAGGAAGCCCAGGTCGTCGGCGGCGTCGGTTCGGGAAAGAGCCAGGAAGCCTCCGCGTGGCTGATCGAGAAGGCCATCGAGTTCCCCCAGGCGCGACTCTACTACATGGGCGCCGCCTACCCGGCCATGCGCGAAGGCACCGCGGTCACGTTGTGCGAGCGCCTCGACGACTACGGCTTCGCCTACGACTTCACGCGCTCGACGCTCGACATCGTCATTCGCAGCGGTCCGGCCAAGGGCGTTCGGTTCATCCCGACCTCGGCCGAGACGTTCCGCCGGCTCAAGGGCCAACTGATCGACTTCATCTGGGCGGACGAAGCGCAAGAGTGGCTCGGCGGATCGGACACGATCGGCGGCATGGCCTACGACTTCCTCCTCTCGCGACTCCGGATCTCCGAGGCCGCGCAGAAGGCGCACCCGGGGCTCAAACCACAGATCCGGCTGACCGCGAACCCGCCGCACCGGACGAGCCATTGGCTCTATCAGAAGTTCGTCAAGAACGCCCAAGGCCGGCTCTTCCACGTCACGACCTACGACAACGCGCTCCTCACCGATCGCGACTCGTACATCGAGACGTTGCGCGGGTCGATGAGCCCCGAACTCTTCGACATCGAGGTCCTGGGGAAGTGGGGCAACCTTGGGGTAGGGACGGTCTACAAGGGCTTCGACCAGACGCTCCACGTTCGCTCGACGGCCTACGATCGGACGCAGCCGCTCATCTTCACGAACGACTTCGGCGTCGACCCGCGCGTGGCGCTCCTCATCCAGGTCCGCCCGGGCGGCCAAGGGGAGCAGCGCGAGGTCGCGCATATCGTCGACGAGATCAGCATCCGGAACGGGAACACCGACGAGCTGATCGACGAGTTCTGCCGGCGCTACCCGCCCGAAGAGGTCGCGGCGCTGGAGTTCTACGGAGATCCGGCCGGCCGGGCGCGCAACTCCACGACCGGCGCGACCGATTGGCAGATGCTCGAAGACGACCCGCGGCTGGTGCCCTACGTCAAGGACTTCTTCGTCGCCTCGGCCGCGCCGCTCATCGTCGACCGGGTCAACGTCACGAACGCGCGACTCATCAACGCTCGCGGTGAGGTCGGCGTCGTGATCGATCCGAGCTGCGAGAAGATCATCGACGACTTCCAGCATACGGCCTGGAAAGACGGCACCCGGGCACTCGACCATGGCTCCAAAGCCAAGGGCATCCTGCGGACGCATTGGACCGATGCGTTCGGATACTTCGCGTACGAACGGTATGGCCGCGGCGCTAGCTACATCTTCGGAAAACTGTAAGGGAGGCACCGTGGGACTGATCGATCGCGCTCGGTCGTGGATCACGCGAGCCCCCAAGACGCAGCCCGTCATCGACGGCGCGAGCGGCATCATGTCCATGTCGGGCATGCGGTCCCTCACCCCTCGGCCCCGCGAGGACGCCGCGCAACTGCGCCGGTGGGCGCGGACCAACGAGTTCCTGGCGATGGCAATCGCGCGCCGCAAGCATCAAGTCGGCATGGCAAGCTGGAAGCTCGTCCGTCGCGACAAGCCGAACCAGCCGGCCGTCCCAGCCGTCGAGAGCGCCGTCCGCGACCTGCTCGACATGCCGAACCCGACCGGCGAGTCCTTCCGGTCGTTCTTGGACAAGGTCCTCGACGATCTCCTCATCCTCGACGCCGGATGCATCGAAAAAGAACTGACGCTCGGCGGCAAGCTCTTGCACCTCTGGCCGGTCAACGGCGCGACGGTGCGGGTGCTACCCGATTGGGACGGCTCCGACCTCTCCGCCCCGCGGTACGTCCAGGCGCTGCCCGGGATGCAGAAGCCGATCGAACTGCGCAACGACCAGCTGATCTACATGATGAGCAACCCGTCGACGCATACGGTCGAGGGGTGGTCGCCGGTTCAGACGCTCCTGCGCGTCGTGCGCGCCGAGCTCTTCGGCGAGGATTACAACTACGAGCAGATCCGCCGGCATGCGCCGCGTGGACTCTTGCAACTCCCGCTCGCCAATCCGCGCGAGCTCGAGACGTTCAAGACGTACTTTCGCGACGAGGTCGAGGGCATGGAAGCCCTGGGCATCATCGGCGGGTCCAAGAGCGGCGACGCGGGGGGCGAGGCGAAATACATCTCGCTCGTCGCCGACGACTTCGAAAAGCGCCTCTCGTACCAGAAGTGGCTCGCGACCAAGATCGCGGGCGTCTTCGAGATGGACCTGCAGGTCTTCAATCTGTCGGAGACCGTCCAGAAGAGCGTCGGGAAGCAACTGACCGCGCGCACCGATGAGGGCGCCGAAAGCCTCGCGACGATGGTCGCCGAGTATATCACGCGCGAGATCGTGTGGGTGATCGATCCGACCAGAAGCCACGCCTTCTCGTTCGACAACCTCAACGACCGCGACGCGCTCGCCCAGGCCAAGGTCGATCAGATCAACATGTCGATCGGCGTCACGTTTCCGAACGAGATCCGCGCTCGCGACGGTAAGGACCCGGTCGAGTGGGGCGACGAGCCGTACTCCTCGACGCAATCTCAGTTCGCCGGCGACGATCCCGAATCGGGAGACCCGCAGGACGGCAACGACGAGGAGCCCGGCGAGAACGCGACCGGCAAGAGGTTCGCCAAGAGCAAGCGCCCTTTCGTCGGAGTCTGAACGCCGACCGCGAACGGACGCTGCACGACCACCTCGAATCCATCGTCGCAAGCGAGAAGAAGCGCATCGACGCCGGCTTCGACCAGGCCAAGGCGAAAGTCATGGCCGCGTTCGAGGAGCGTTTCAAGAGCGCCGGCATCCAGCGTGACGTCTTCGACTCCGAGACGATTCAGCAGCTCATCGCCGACTACGCGAACGGCCTGGTCTCGCTCGAGGCGCTGACCAAGGCGGTTCAAGCCGGCATCGACGCCGTTCCGGACTCCGGAACCACGAAGCCGACGGTCGCGAAGGTGGTCGCGATATGGGAGGCGCGTCAACGCAAGTACGCGCGCGAGTTCCCCGCTCGGTACGCCGACCGCGTTGAGCAAGCGGCGCACGACGCCCAGGCCGAGGCCGCCGGCCAAGGTCTCGAGGATGCCGCCAAGGCCGACCTCATCATGGCGGCGGTCGACGCCGCCGTCGAGGCTAGCCGAGCCGAGGCGCTGACCTACTCCGATCCGGCGTGGGGGGCCGGTCAACAGGGCTACGGAGACGCGCTCGGATCTGCGGATGTCGATCTCGATTGGGTCTGCGACGGCGATCCATGCCCGATCTGCGCGCCGCTCCCCGACGGGAATCCGTACACCATCAACGCCCTTCCGATGTGGCCGGGCGACACGCATCCGAACTGTCGGTGCTACGTCACGCCAGACGACGCGAGCTGGCAAGCAATCTTCGGAGACGCCGCAGCGTAGCCGGACCCACCACAAGGCGCCGAGGGCGCCGTTTTCTTTGGAGGATCACATGGACCAAACGAACACGGCGACCCCGCCGGATACCGGCAAAGGCCAAAAGTTCAAGTTCTTCACCGGACCCACGAAGGCGTACATCGTCAAGGGCGCCGACGGCGCGCCGGATCAGTACGTCATCGAGGGAATCGCAAGCTCGAACGTCCGCGACCGGTACGGCGATACGATGTCGGCCCAATGTCAGGCATCGATGCTCAAGCAGAGCAAAGACCTCACGATGTTCGGGAATCACTCCTACGACGTCCCGGGCGACGTCTACGGAAAGTGCGTCGAGTCGAACCTCGAGGTCTCGGGCGAGACGATCGATCTGGCGATCAAGATGCAGATCGCGCAGAGCAATCCGGACGCGATGAAGTCCTGGGAGCTCATCAACAAGGACGGGATCACCCTGGCCTTCTCGATCGGCGGCATCATCCTCGACGCCGAGATCGACGACGAGAACGACAACGGCGACTCCTGGTTCCCCCCGCTCATCATCAACGACCTGGAACTCCTCGAGATCAGCCTGGTCGGCATCCCCGCCAACCCGCGCAGCTACACGCGCTCGTTCATCGAGGACATCAAGAAGTCGGCCTTCAAGGCCGCGCAGCGCGACCCGGGCGTCACCAAGGCGCTCCTCAAGTCGATCGGCGTCAAGAGCGTCGACGAAGACTTCACCGACCTGCGCGACGCCGAGGTCGTGAACGACCAACTCGCCGCGGAGGCGGGTGAGGGTGCCGAGGCGCCGGCCGCCGAGGCGCCCGCGGTCGAAGCATCCGCCGCGCCAGCCGAGGCCATGCCGGCCGCCGAACTCGCCGTCACGGTCGAGACCGGTATCGACAAGGTCACGCTCTACCGATCCGGCGGAAACGAACTCCCGCTCTTCGTGCTGGATCTGTCGGACCTGACCGCGACCACGAAGGCCATCAGCGACTTCACGGTCCAGCGCGACGCGATCTCCACGGAGATCACCACCAAGACTTCTGAGCGCGACGCTCTCGTCAACGAGATCGCCGAACTCCAGAAAAAGGCCGACCTACTGCGAGCGACCCCGACCGGACGGCAAACGAAAGCCCACGCCGGCGGAACCTCCACGGCCGACGTCGACCTGACGAAGATGACCGACGCGGAGCTGCGCGCGCACATCGCGCAATCGCGCTCCGTTCCGAGCACCATCGGCACCGACGACGTCTAATCCGCGCGCGAACGCGCAATCACTACTCGAGGACGACCGCAAGGCGTCCTCTTTGATTTGGAGGTCAACATGGGAGACATTTCCATGAAAACGACCAGCCGCGTTCCGGTTTTCGGCCAGCCCGCCGAAACCTACGGTTGGGAATCGCCGCGCGTGGCGCGCGCGATCGGCAAGCACCTCGGCGTCGACGTCGTCGACACCGTCAAGGCGGTCGCAGACTCGTCAGGCGGCTCGGGCGGAACGCTCGCGCAGCAGGGCGTCGAAGCGCAAGTCTACGAGCTCTTCGTCCGCAAGTTCCCGCTCTACGACCTGCTCGAGAAGACCGAGTCGAACGGACTCGTCCATGCCTTCGACCAGCAGACGGCGTACTCGGGCAGCAACGGCGACACGCCGCTGACCGTCACCGAGAGCGGCGCGGTCTCCGACGACAAGAACACCTACGCGCAGGGCACCACGAACATCGCGATCTTCGCGGCTCGTCGTGGCGCCTCGCTCAAGTCGCAGTTCGGAGCGAACCAATCGGTCGGCCCGATCCGTGACCTGGGTGCCCGCGAGCTCGACGGCGGTCTCATGAAGATCGCCCACGACGTGCAAGCGGAAATGCTGCGCTTCCAGAACGCCGACAATTCGCAGACCACGGCGACCGCCGTGAAGGGCAAGTACGACGCCAACGGCCTCAACGGCTTCCGGTACATGTTCGGCGCGTCCGTGTCGCCCGCGGGCAACACCGTCTCCGTCGACATCACCTCGGGCTACACGCCCGCGAATCAGACCATCCTCGAAGCCCTCGGCTCGGCGGCGGATGCCCTCACGGATCTCGGCTTCAACGCCGACATGATCCTCGCGTCGACCGCCGGTCGTCGCTACCTCATCAACGAGCAGACCCCGCTGCGTCGTTGGGTCGACAAGGCCGAAGTCCGTCCGGGCATCAGCCTCAACACCGTCGACCTCGGTGACGGCGTGGTCCCGATCTATCAGCTCCCGGGCGATGCGATCGGCACCATCTCGAACACCGGCACCTTCCTCGACATCTACGTCGCGGACTCGAACTACCTGTCGATCCCGTGGCTCGGAGGCCCGACGCCGACCGTGCTCGACATCCCGGTGGGCGCGGACTCCAAGCTCATCAAGTACACGATCCCGTTCCTCATGGTCGGGCTCGCGTTCCACGCAGCCGGCGCGATCGCTCGCGTCCAGCTCAAGATCGCCTAGTAGGCGATGCCAAAGGCAAACGGACGGCGGGGAAGCTCGCCGTCCGCACCTTCTCCGGAGGTCAAGATGTTCGTTCGCATCTCCATCGCCAACCATGCGCCGGGCGGCACGTTCATGTCGCCGGTCGGAGCCATCCGAACCGACGAGAACGGCCATGCGTGGGTCAACGATCAGCAGCGCGCCTGGCTCCAGACCCAGGGTCACATCAACGTCGTGCCGGTCACGGAAGCGGACGTCAACGCAGAAGCGCCGCCGGTCGCCGAATCAGAAGTCGAGGTGGCCCCGGCCGTCGAGGCGCCGGAACCCGTCGCGCCGGTCAAGGAAGCGCCGTCGCCAGAACCCGCGGCCGACTAGCGCGTCGTGCCCGCTTCAATCTCTGCCGAGATCGCCTCGACCGCTCCGGGCGCGACCTGCACCATTCTTGGTGCGGGTTTCGGCGCTTCCGGTAGCGTCGTCGTCGCCGGCCAAGGCGCGGACGGCACCTCGAGCGTGACCATCGCCGCCCCGACGTTCACGAATACGTCGATCTCGTTCCGATGCCCCGACGGGCTCCTGAGCGGCATCGCCACCGTGACGGCGCAGGACGCCACCACGGCAACCGTCGCGATCCGCGTGAACTCGCAGTACGTCTTCGCGGCCGAATACGTTGGCGAGGGAGACGATACGAGCGGATTCGCCACCGGCGAGCTGGATGCCATCCTTCAGCGCGCGAGCGCGATCTGCGACGGTTATCTGGCCCAAGGCTCCGAACTGACCAGTTCCCTGCGCGTGATGCAGGTCATGGAGCAGCATCGCTACCGCGACCGCACCCGCCGCGTCTACCCGCGCCGCTACCCGATCGTCTCGATCGACGCGGTACAGTATATCGCCTCGCCATCGCTCAAGGTGGCGTTCTCGCCCGACGACTTCGTCGTGGCGCCGGACGCGAACTACATCGAGCAGGTCGTTTGGTCGATCGGCCTGACGATGGTGCAATCCGTCGCGGGGTTCACGATGTATAATGCCGGCCTGGTGAATCTGACCTACACATCAGGGTACGGGTGGGCGCAGTATCCCCAGGTCTTGCGCGAAGCGACGATCCTGGTCGCGACCGAACTCATCACACAACGCGGCATCCAGGCCGCAGGGCTCGGGGGACTCGCTCGAGTGAAGACCGGCGGGATCCAATACGATCGCCGCGGCGAGACGTTCACGATTCCCGTTCCGGCGATGACCTTGCTCGACTCGCTCAAGTGGTCGCGGCCGGCATGAGCCTCCTGCGACCGAACACCGTCCAGGTCATCCGACCGACCAAGGGCGCGCGCACGAACTCCGGCGGATTCGTCCCCGGTACATCGACGATCTACACCGCGCTCCCATGCCTGATCGATCAGACCCTCATCACGCTAGGGCGCCTAGGGCAATCCACCACGACGGGCCCCGTCGTC